ACCGAATAACTCACTATTTAATAGTGCTTTGTATATACTCTATCATATACATTGTAATATATGCGCGACGATTGGGGGTATTGCACTATATTCTCGCCTGTCCCCACTGACAAAATTCTTTTAATAATAGAAACATTTATAAAAGAAACTTGAACATATATATTATATAATAGTAATGTTTATAAATATATATATATTGATATACTTATGAAAGTTCAAAAGAGTATTACTTTAGATATTGAAGTCTTTAAAAAGCTTTCGGAAATATCAAATGCATCAGGTTTAATTCAAAGGTTATTAATAGAACATTTTAAAGATAATAGAACAGAGGAACAAATAATAGAAGATGTTAAAAAGGAAATAGAATTAAAAAAGAAAAACAAAATAGATAAAGAGAAAAAAGATAAAGAAACAGCTAAACTAAGAAATGTAATATTAAAAGAGATGAAAAAAGATGAAAAAGTGCAGGAAATGTAAGAAACCCTTAGCAAAGAACAATAAAACCCCTTTCTGTAGTAGGACTATCATGTGTACATTCTTAGCATATAAGTGGAGAAAGCGGAAATATGGAAATAAAACTAGATAAATGGCAACAAGAGATATTAGAAGATGATACAAACCATATTCTATTATGGAAAGGTAGAAGAGTTGGAGCAACACACCTATTTGCATATAAATCTGTAGAATGGTTAAGAACTCACCATAACCCTCATCCAACTTCTCAAATAGTATGTGCATCACTTACTATTGACCAATCACAGCTTATAATTGCATTCGCTACTGCCTATGCGCAAAGCAAATATCCTAAATTAATAGGAAAAGGGAAGGATAAGCCAACATTAAACAGATTAATCTTAAAAGTAAAAGGGAATAGGAGAATATTAATAGCAAAACCTGTAGGAGATACAGGTAGGTCATCAAGAGGGTTTGAAGGACAGGTATTAATTATTGATGAAGCACCATTTCAACCAGACTTATTCTTTGAAGCAGCAACGCCGATATTAGCAACTACAAACGGGAGAATATGGATGTTTGGCACATTTGATGGACAACAGGGATATTTTTGGAAGAATTACGAGAAAGCGATAATAAAGAAAGACCCAAAAGCACGTTTTAAGGTTTGGGGGGTTGATTCAGAGACCGTAGCACATGAAAGGCCAATAAGTCCAACTTGGACCAAAGAACAAAGAGAGGGATTCATAGCATTCCTAAAAGAAGAAAAAGATGATAGGTCTGAGATGTCTTATGCACAAGAGTATCTAGGAATTGCAGCATTAGATAAAAGACAATTCTATAGTGATGATTGGATAGATAAGGTATGTCATATCAATGAAAAAGAGCAGATAGTATCTATAGAAGGTAAAAACTACGGGGGATTTGATTTAGCAAGAATGGGTGGTGATGCCTTCACATCAGAAATACTTAAAAAGATAGATTCTAAGAATATCATTCAAATAGACCATTTTACAAGAAGGTTGCTTTTAACTACTGATAATGAAAACCTTGTGATAGAGTATACAAGGAAATGGAAATGTAGACAATCAGGAATTGACGCAGGGTCAGGTACACTTGGTGTTTCAATATATGACCACTTAATGTTAGTTAGTGATATGAAAAGAAGAATTGTAGCAATGAACAATAGAGCTATTTCAATAAATCAAGAAGAAGGAAAACAGAGATTATATAATGAAGATATGCATGATAATTTAAGAGCAATGGGTGAAAGAGGAGAAATCCATTTATATAATAATGATGAAATAAAAGCATCTTTCCGTTCTGTCCGTTGGGACTTAGTAAAAGATGCTCATGGTCTGCATAAAGTAAGGATAACAGGGAGAGATACCCACGTCGTAGAAGGAATTAAAAGAGCTTCAGAACTAGCTTTACACGATACAAGCATGGAACCCTGGGCTGCAGGATAATGTAAAGATTTAAATAATTTGAAATCAACGAAAACATATGGCATCTTGGAACTTTACAACAGAAGCAAAAGCAATTGCAAAAGCAGGAGCTAATGCAAATGCTACTATTGTTGCTACTGCTGCAACTCTAGCTTTATGGTCTGATGATGTTGAGGGGACTATAAACTCATTAACGAGGAGAGATTGGGTTACTAATCCACCTACTGCATTATTTAAAGGAATACTAAGTGATATAGCAAGTAGTATGGTGGCACAATTAATTATTAATTATGATATGAGTGGGTATACATCAAGAGTTGAAGCACAAACAATGTTAGATGTTCTTGATAATGATATTGATAAGAAAATAAACGAACTAAAGAAACAAGAAATTCAGGATAAGATGAAATGACAATACCTAAAAACTTTAGAAACACACAAGAGACAGCTATTGCTAGTTATGATTATATAGATATTGCAGAGGGTACGGGGATAGTAACTTTTAATCTTGCTGTTAGTGCTATAGCTACCCCTACTTATAATTACCTTCTTACTAAGAATACTGTTTATTCAGACGAAACACATATTAGGTCTACAAATACAACAACTACTTTTAACTTTGATTTAACACCTTTCAATTTACCACAAACTTTAAATGGTACTGCTATACTTAGTTCTGCATTTTGGTTACAAACAGTAGGTGGAGATAAATCTGTAAAAGTAACTTTAAAGAAAGTTAGTGCTGCAACTACATCTATAAGTAGTCAGATAACAGCATACATACCTGCAGCACAAGGAGCTAAAATGGCATTAATAGAACTACCTATTACAACTAAAACACACTTTAAGAAAGGAGATATATTGAGATGTGAAGTTATTATACAGAGTTCTACAGACTGGATAGAAATGGGAACAGACCCAGAAGGTAGAGACGGGAATTCATTAGTACCTTCTACTAATCCAGGTATAACAACATCAAGTAAATTATTCATACCTTTTGACTTAGACTTATAAAATGCCAGACTTAGACATAACAAACGCAGTAGAAGCAGGGATGGACACAATAACAGAGACATCTGTAACTCCATTAGAAACAGACGGTCCAACTGGAGAAAAAGAATTTAAATATGTTAATGATATATGGACTAAATTATGGGGGTTCTTTAATGAAAATCCAGAACTTAAATCAGCAGAACTAATAAAGTCTATCTGGAATGTTGGGAAAGGTTATACTTCTGATAACAGGACTAAGGTTATACTAGATAGTATTAGAGGTAATGGGAAAGATACATTTGAAGATATATTATTTAATATGGATTTAATAAGTAATATAGGAAGAGATAGCTTTGCGGAGATTGTAAGGGATGAAGAAACAGGAGCATTACTTAATCTTATCCCATTTGACCCTAGCAGTATAAGAACAGTATATAATAACAAGGGGATAATCATAAGATATGAACAGATTGCTAAGCTAGGAAGGGTTAGAAGGATGTTTGGTTTGAAGGCTAAAACAATAGGTAAACCTTTTAAACCAAGTCAGATATTTACATTAACTAACAATAGGCTAGCGGACCAAGTGCACGGTATATCTGATATTGAAAGTCTTGAACCTACAATATTAGCAGAGTTAGAAAGCTTTAATGATGTTAGGGAAACCGTACACAGACAAGCTAGACCTTTCATTATCTTTAAGATTAAGACAGATAACAAGGCTAAGATAGATGCTATAGTGGCTAAGGTTAAGGATTTAAGAAGTAAGGGTGATGACCTATTTATACCAGATGATGATAATGTATTAAGTCATGAAGTAGTGCAGGTTAATCCATCTCAAGTTATCTTAGAATGGAGAAATGATATAAGAAATAAGTTCTATAGGTCTATATTAGTGCCTCAAGTACAGGTAGGAGCAGGTGGACAAGGAACAGAGAGTGATAGTAAAATTATCTTTGTTGGTGCAGAGCAAGTAGTATGGAAGCGACAAAGATATATTGAGAGGCAAGTATGGGCCCAATTAGCTGTTAAAATAGACTTAATACACCCTACTAGTATTTCTCAAGATTTACAACAAGATGAAGCTAAAGATAAAAACCAAGGTTTAGTTATTGAGCCCGCTGACACTAAAGCAGGAGCAGGTGCATAATGGTAAGTGTTACATTAAAAAGAGAAGAAGATGAGGAGAAGAAGAAGAAAAAGCAGGAAGTTATAGCTAGTCCAGGTGTAGACCCAAGGGTTATTGAAAGGGTAGAGCAAGAAGCACCAACTGGTTTTGCATCATTACCTACTCAAGAGGGGGGAACGGAAGGGGGTAATCTTCCACCATCTACAACAGCCCAACAAGAACAACAAAGAGCAATAATAGAAGCAACATCACCAGAAGAAAAAGAGAAATTATCAGCAGAGTTTGGAGCAGCAGGAGTTTTTGATACACCAGAATTAGTACCTGTAATAGATAAAGAGCTTGAGAACTCAGGAGTTTTATTAGATATGGCAAATAGTTTACTAGGTTTTAGAGAGGGTTCTATAGGATTAAAAGAGGTTTTTGGTGGTAAAGCTTTAAAGGGTGAAGATGCAATAAGGAAGGCAGATAAAAGAATATCTGAAACAGAGATGGCTATTCAAAATAATAGAGTTGATAAAGCTTTAGCTAGTGAGATTGGTAAAGAATATGATAAACAGATTGAAGATGCAGTTAAAGAAATGGAGATAGTAGAATTAGGTCTCGGTATTAGTTTAGTTGCAGGAGCAACCGCAGGGGGTTTTGTTAGTTCGTTTGCTCAATTAATAGGAACAGATAAGAAAGTAAAAAACCTTACAACAGGTATTGCTAAACTAGAAACAATAGCTACAGATATAGCTTCTACTGTATCAAGTGGTGATATGTCTACAGAAGAAGGATTTAATAGAATTAATGATGTAAGTTTAATATTAAATAATATGGAAGCAGAATTACAAAGGGCAGCTATTGAGAGTGCAAATGTTAGAATATCATTAAAGGGTCGTGATGTTGCAGTTAAGATATTTTCTGCAAGGTCAAGGTTAAATACTAGTTTAAGAGAAGTTGCAGGTTTTAGAGTAGAGGGTATTATTGAGAACTCACCAGCACATCAAAAGGCAGCATTATTAGCAGATTTACAAGGAAGGTTTAATACACAATGACTTTTATTTTAGTATGTGTTATAATTTATTTATTATTTAAAGTAGATAAATTAGAGAAGAGGATTTTTAAATGAAACAAAAAATAGATTGGAAAGTAGCATGTGTTGCAATAGTATGTTTAAGCATACTAGAAATATGTGCTATGTATAATGGAATCAATGGTACCTTTAGAACAATGATATTTAGTATTATTGCTCTAATAGTTGGTATACAACTACCTCAATTTAAAACAAATATGTAAGGAGGTAATGAACATGGAAGAAATAAAAACAGATGAAAAACAAGAAACAGAGGAACCTACAGCTACTGATAAAGAAGAGGGGATTCAGCCAGAAACAAATAGGCTCGTTGAAGATACTAACCTTGCAGCAAAAAGACTTGAAGATGCAACAAGTGCAGCTAAAGAAGAAAGAATAGCTAGAGAACAAAGCTACGCTAACATGAAGCTAGGTGGAAGGGGAGAAAGGGGAGAAGAAACTAAACCAGAATTCTCAGAAGCAGAAAAAGCTTCAAGAGCAAGAATTAAAGCTGTTGGTGATGTAACTGGCTCAGCATGGGCAAAGAAATATGAGTAAAGAAATAGGATATGCTGACTGGGATATAGTTTGCAAAGCATGTGAGAAAGAATTTAGTCTAATTGATAAGACAAGAATTTCTATGGATGTTGCAGAGAAATGTCAAAAGAAAACTTATGAATTAGCATTAAAAGAGAGAGCAAAATACCCTGAACCTAAGGTTGAAAAAGAAAAAGCTAAAAGTTAATCGGTGTACCGAATAACCCAAAGATTTAAATACTTTATTATTATAGTTTTTATTACAATGCAAGCAGAGATATGGAGATTATTAGGAAACAAGGGGGATAGAGTCCCTTTTAATGTTGCTGATGGCTCTGCTATTGCAGTAGGTGATTTCTTAGAATTAGCAGATAATATGATGGTAACTGCTCATGCAGGAAATGTTGATACTCCTATTGTAGGAATTTGTGCATCTGAAAAAGTTGCAAACGATGGACATCTATTTGTAACAGGAATAACTAATTGTATATTTAAAGCTACTATCTTAGCTGGTGGGACTTGCACTATTGGAGATTTTGTTTCAATGGGTGCTACTTCTGGAGAAGTTAATTTACATTCAACTTTAGATTTTGAAAAAGGGTGGACTGTTGGAAGAGCATACACAACTGGAGCTGCAGCAGAAACATCATTGTTTAGGAGCACATTCTAATGGCAGACATTCCCGGAGAACAAGACTTGAGAGCAGAAGACATAGATTCTGTTGTAAAAAATTATGCATTAGAAATGTTTACAGGAAGACAAATCTGTTCAATCGTTCCTACAAAGGCAGAGAAAAATACTTATTATCAAGAGACTGATTCTGATATTACTCAAATGGCTGTGACTGGAATAGCTAATACTGGATTTACTAATTCACCCGGTGCAATATTTGAACATGTGAATCATAGCTGGACTGAAACTGCTGAGAGAGTTAAAATCCATGGTGCTACTCATACTTTTGATTGGACTGTTTGGAAGTTATCTGCTATTGATGTTAAAGCAAGAATGTTAGAAAGAGTTGCAAGAGCAATTGTGTTATCTGAGGATACTGCAATCTATACTGAATTAGCAACTACAACAAACACTGCTGGTTCTGTTGGTACTTGGGACAATGCAACTGAGAGTTTACAGCAACCATTAAAAGATATTTTAATTGCAAGAAGTGCTTTAAAGATTGCTAACTGGAACACAACTACTAATCTTAAAATGATAATTCACCCAACTAATTTTATGGAGTTATTAAATAATCCTGTTATTAGAAATGCAGGACAAT